GTAGCCGCTTGTGCTAAAAAAACGGCTTGTGAGCGTGATCCCTTTGAGCTATTGCAGCGCTTACAACAGGCCACCATATTCTCAAGGCTTATAGGATCTCCTCCATTTTTGAGCGCTACAATATGGTCCACGGTTGTAGCATCCTGCCCACAATAGACACACGTATAACCATCACGCGATAGGACTACTAGCCGTTGAGCCTTGTACCTACGGCTTAGCCTTGGATCGTGTCTGCCTCTTACCATCAATACCAGCCCCTTAACTTATGGAATTGCCAAGCCTTGCATGGAGTGCGGTGTTTATGTGCGATGTACTTAAGTCCTAGATCTATTTGCTTAAAGGGATCTAACTCTTTCATCTTAAGTAGTTGCGGTATTCCATACGCAGAGCTCTTAGGATTATCTGCTCGAGGATCCCATCTACTCTCTTTATTCCATAAGATCTCTAAACATCTATATTGCTTAGCATTGAGTAGCTTTATATGTGCGTATAGTTTGTAGTTTTCTTTATCTCTATGTGTGTTAATTGCTTGTGATGCAGGCATATTGCTAAATAGCAATAGCCCGGCCAATAGCACCAGACTACGCCTGCGAGCTATCCGCGGTAGCGGCTCGCCTGCGAGTATGGAGCGTAAAGCCTTTGTCAAATAGGCGCAATAGTTGAGCGTACGTTTGGGCGTGTCCCACACCTTTTTAACATATGTGGATAAAGCCTGTGGATAACTATTACGCATCTTTACCCCATCCCTTACCCTTAAAGCTAATACCGGGCGCGTGATACACCTGCCTCATATGCGTACCGCAACACATCGGCGCAGCGGCCGAGGTTATAGGCTGCTCAAGCTCATAACGTATATTGCAGCTAATACACTCATACTCATACGTCGGCATCTTTGAGATCCTCCATTAGCACTATCCCCATAACACCGCATTTAACGCATTGGAGCGACTTAACGTACGGTGGCAGGTTATCGGTTACGACTCGCTCTATATGATCGGTCATTTTTCCGCATAACCGGCACTTAGTTTTATACGTCGCCATAGTTAGACCTCTTTAAGTATTGCATCTCAAATAGATTAGATCGAGGCACCCAATAGTTATTTTGGTACGGGTGTTTATATTTAGGCACCTTGGCCATATGTACCGGCATCCATCCCAGTAATACGTAAACCGGGCTAAAGCCTGTAACTAATATAGCTACATCGTTAGGCCTGCCCGGCCCTCGATTTTGTAATATGAGATGGCCGTTAGTGTGTTTGGTCCATTTAACCTCAATATTCTCGCCTACATCTGCCGTATCGTGAGCGTTATCGATTTCCGGTATAAAGCCGTAATCGCCAAAATAGTTAGCTACCGCGATCTCAGCCGCAGCCGCTTCGCTTTCTTGCCATACAAGCTCGTGCCAGTTTTTATAGACTTGGCCAAAATTGCTGGCATCCTGTATTTCAGCGTTACGGGTGATCGTGCGCTCTAGCCCTACTCGATGAGCCGTAATTTCCTGCGACCGATCGAGTACGACTTTAACTAAGCTCGACATTGTGCACATAGCCACGTTACGACCTCGAGGCCTACATCGCGAATAGTTAAGCCGCCTGTTTGACTAACCCACTCGCCGCAATAATCGCACTTATCTACCGGAGTAGCACTTGTCTCGCCGTTATCGTGGATCGTCATAGCAATCCCGTTTTTTATGTATGTAATCTCACCCATCTTTATACCTGCGGCTTCCATTTACCGTCCGAGCCGAGTACGTGCCAATATGGGTTACATTGATTAGCTCGGTTTTTCTCGGTGCACTTATAAGCTGCCCACGGTTTACCGGTTGCCTTAGCCGTGCCCTCAGCCCATATCATCGTGCCATGAGCACATCGAGGAGCAGCAGCTACTAACTCACCGCCTAATTCTTTACCGATCTCTAATACGGCACTTGCCATAGTTGCCATATCCTCGATCGATGCCTTTGTACTCCATGGATCAGCAGTTGCCGGTAAAGTCTCTACTTTTTCCATATCCTGCACCGTAGGCCTCGATGAGTGCTCAAGGCTTGGAGTTAATAGGCCTATGCAGCGCCCATAAGCTGAGGTAATTGTGTCCTCTACCATCCACTTACGCATATTTTGGGGATAGGTTGCTACGTTGCCAAAAGCATAATCAACGGCGCTTGGCACCGTATCCTCATACTCACGATAGGCCTCAGCTCTTACAAGGATCGTACCTTTTTCGATATCAAAGCTCTCGATATATGCGACTAATCTACCGCTCTTAAACTCAGCTCTAAAGCGCTTGATACGTGCGTTTACGTCCTCGTAGTTATCCAAAAACCCCATTAGATTAACTCGCTCTCTTTAAGAGCCTTGGCGATAGCGCGGCCACGTACAAAGCCCTCGCCGTGCCCGTGCTTAAAACCGATTGAGTAACCGATCACCATAAACATAAAGCCCATACCGCAGGCTGCCAAACCGATCAATATATCTAAACTATTCATTATTTAGCCCTTTGTTAAGGCCGATTAAGCTACTAACCGAGTAGCCCTCTCAGCGTTTGTAGTATCAGTATGAGGGCTTTTTGTCAGATATCAAAGCGTATTCGTGTTTGGCGTGTCGGCCTTAGGGTGCTCTTTAGGTTTAGACTTTAGGCCATTACCGGCTAATACGCCGCCAAGGGCTCCGGTTAAGAATATGGCCAAGGTTTGTAAGAGTTGTATAAAGTCTCGATCGTTAGGCGCTTGAGCTCCTACCGGCTGCGTAACAAAGACAAGGGCGTATACGGCACCTGCGGTAATTACAAAAAAGGTTAAAGCTAGTACCGCGCCAATTAAAAATATGAGGCGAGCGTGGATATCCTCAGGCGTTAGCCGCTTATTTTCTTTACTCATCTGTCGTAATAAGGTCCTTAGTGCAGGTCCCGGTAGCTTCGCATTGAGGCGGAGTGCACTCAGGCTTTGTCCAGTTTTCGTATTCTTGGCACTCATATCTTACCCACCCATCGTAACCGCACCCCGATAGGAGGATAGTCCCCACTATCGCCCCTATCAGGGCCCGGATCATTTAGAGCCTAGGCCGTATTGCTTCTCGCTTGGTTGTACCGCTTTAAGTAGCGGACCTACGAGGCCGGCGATAAAGGCATTAGCTAATATTTTTGGATCAGTAATACCGGACATATACAAAGCTGCTACGGATGCGAGCGCTGCTCGTGCATATGATTTAGCCGCTGCCTCTAATTGCTTTTTATTCATTGTGCTCTCCTGTAATGCCCCTTAATTGACTTGGTAATACACCGATACCGTTGTAGTACCGCTTGCTACGACACCATATAACGCTTGATGATCTCCGACGGGTACCGTAATTTTATCTTTATGATCTAAGAGATAACCGTTAGCGGTAGTTAAGTCCGCTCCGCCTATGTATAGATCATCATTAGTAGCGTGTATTAAAGCTGTTTGATCTCCTATGCTTTCGGGCACCAAAATAGTCGCTGATGTAGTTACGGTTACTTGTCTGCTAGTTGGCATCTTTTAATCCTAACTTTTCTATTAGTTGTTTAGCCTTAGTAGCCGACACCTCTACCTCAAAATGCATATCGTCCGGCCTGCTCTTAAAGTCTCCGCCCCACTTGAGGCCGTACTTTTTAGCTAGTGCTCTAATCATCGGTATTTTCTCAGCCGGGAAAGTGTCGTACTTTCCTAGAGGATGCTTTGTGGCGTTTAGATCTATAGCCGTGCCGGATGAGTGGCATGAGAGCTTTGTAGGGTTGCCTCGCACCATCCTGTACGCGTAGCCCCAATCGTCAAACGTACCCTCATCGATCGGCTCGATTAGCTCGTGAAATTCAGCCGCGAAGGCTGCGAGTAGTGGCCCCACACTCTCAGCACATCGCAGCTTACGATCCGTACCCTTTACGGGGTAGGACTTTATTTTAATCTCGTCCGGATCTTTAGAAGCCGGATATCCGTTATAGCTCTGCATCGGGCATTATCCATTGACAGGTTGACTCATCTAAACCTAAATTACCCTCAGGCTCAGGTGCTATAAAAGCATCTCTGTTTTCATCATATGTAAAGCCGATACCGGCATAATTTTTACGTATAGTGCCGTTGTAGCTAGTTTGTTTCCAAACTCCGCCGCCTGCCCACTCGGTAGCCCACGACTCGACGTTAGGCTCGTAATCATTGTGTACAACAATTACTCGTATAACTTTGTTATTTGCATCTAATTCTGCTACGTGTGCCATTAGAAAGTAATACTCCCGGATCCTGTAAATTTATAGATGTTGTATCCACCTGAAGTAGTAATCGTCGGTGAGCCCGTAGTTGCATCGGCTAAAGCAAAACTATC